TGGCCCGACACCACGAAGGTTTTTCGTGGGTCCAAACAGGAAAACCATGGGGTTTCTTAACGAACCATGCCTTTGACCAACTCAGAACTGGGTTTGGCCTTGGGCGTGACGGCCCAACGCATTTCCGCGCTACGCAAGGAAGGCATGCCGACGGATACCATCGAAGCGGCAAAAGCGTGGCGGGAAGCCCGGGCGTCAGTGCAACGTGCCCAGGCGCCAAAGGCCGCCCCTGCGCAGCTCGACGACGGCACACTCGCCGACACGATCGCGGAACACCGCACCCTTGTCTCCCGTGCCCGCGGCGTCTGGCTTGCCGCCATGGAAGGGGGCGACCCGAACCAAGGGAAATACCAGTCGGCCTACAACGCCTCCCTCAAAACCCTCGTGGCCCTTGAGGAAGAGCAGGAACGCCGCCTCATCCTGACTAAAGATTACATCTCAGCCCGCGAAGCCGGCGAAGCGATGCGCGAACTTTCTGCGACGGTCGTCAACCGCCTCGATAAACTCGCCCTCGACGTGGCGGAAGCCTGCAACCCTGAGAACCCAGCCAAGGCCGTGAAGGCGCTGGAGGCTTGGGTCCGCCGCGTGAAGGCCGAATTGTCATCGCATGAAGAAGGCTGACCTTCTCCGCATCGGTCGGGATGTCCTGCGTCCGTCTGACAGCGGAGACGTGGTCGAATGGCTGGAAGACAACGTCCACGCCATTCCTGACTCGCCGATGCCCGGGCCGTTCCGCTCCGAGCGGACTCCATGGATCTCCGAAGCGCTGCGCATCGCCGCCGACCCCGAGACGCGGCTCCTCACCATACTCGCCAGCATCCAATCTGGGAAATCCCTCTTCGCCCGCCTGTTCACCTGCCACATCGTCGCCAACGCTCCTGGCCCGACGATGGTCTTACAGGCGACCGACAACGAGGCCAAGGACTTCGCCCTGCGTTACCTACGCCCGGTCTGGAACAACTGCCCGCCAGTCAAATCCCGCCTGTCCGTCGACGACCTCGACCGCTCGACGACCACGGACTTCGACCGCATGACGCTCTACTGCCGCGGCATCTGGAACGAAGCGAACCTTCAACGACTGTCCCTGCGTTACACCATCGCCGACGAATGCTGGATGGCGCCGAGCGGACACCTCGCCGAACTGAGCGCGCGAGTCACGGCCTTCGGTTGGATGGGCAAGCGCATCTTCATGTCCCAGGGCGGACGTGCCGGGGACGAGTTCCATCAGCTGCACGAGTCCACCGACCAGCGTGATTGGAACATGCGTTGCCCGAAGTGCGACCACCTGCAACCTTGGCTATGGGAACAGATCAGGTTCCCCGAGGACGCGAAGGCGACAGGCACTTGGGATTTGTCCAAGGTAAGCCTTGGCACGACCTACGAGTGCGCCGGCTGTCGGACGCTCCTGCCAGACACGAATGCCACCCGCCTTGAGGCAAACGCCCGCGGTATGTTCGTCTCTACGTCGACATCCGCCAACGCCGGGCACATAGGCCTGCATTGGAACAGCCTCGCATCGATGAGCTGGGGCGAACTTGGCGTGCTGATGCTAAAGGCCAAGCAGGCGGCTGACGAATACGGCGACGAGGAACCCCGCCGCATCTTCAAACAGAAGCGTCTCGCCCTGCCTTGGTCGGAGGAAGGCGGAGAGATGACCACCGTCGCCGAGGCCGCCAATTACAAGATGACGGACGACTGGGACGCTGAGGCCGTGATCACTCCGAAGGCCAAGGTCGTAGACCGAGACGGCGCTCCCAACGGAAGCATTCCTTTCCGCACGATGGGCGTCGACGTCCAGCGAGGTCACTTCTGGGTCGTCGTCCGCAGGTGGGCCAAGACCGGGCACAGCCGCCTGATGGCCTTCGCCCGCGTTGACTCCTGGGGCAACGTCGAAGCCTTCGCAAAGCAGCACGCCGTACATCCGGCCCTCGTACTCGTCGACTCCGGCGACAACACGACCGAAGTCTACCGCGAAACCGCCAAGCGAGGTTGGAAGACCGCCAAGGGTTCCGGCTCCGATGACTTCGCCGTGACCTCCAAGGACGGGCAGACCACCCGCCGCTTCTATTCCGAGAAGCAGTCCATCGTCGTCCCGGGCATCCCTCAGCGGGCGACCCTGATTGTCTGGTCGAATACTGGCGGGAAAGACCTCCTGCACGGCCTCCGCGCCCGCAAGGTCTGGACATATTCCCAGGATGCCACGACGGACTATGCCGACCAGCTGAGCGCTGAAGTCCGCGTAAAGGACCGCCGGACTGGCAAGCCCCAATGGATACTTCCCCAGGGCAAGAAGGATAACCATGCCTTCGACTGCGAACTCCTCGCCCTCCTCGCCGCCGTCCGCTGGGGTATCGCCGGCAGGGAAACCGCAGAGACTGACTTGCCTTCCGCATGACACCCGTCAAGGTCCTATCAAGGGAACGGCGCATGGTGTTGCGGGAAGGAAGGTCTCGTGGCGTGGGCTGTGCGTCGTTCCCCCCTCTACTTCCAATCGGAGCAAGTTAAATGGCTTCTGGACTATTCATCGGACTGACCGAGTGCGAACTCCTCGACATCAAAGCGAAGGCTTTGTCCATGATCATGGAGGGCAAGACCTTGATGTCCTATTCCGACTCCGGCTCGTCCGCCTCCAAGCAGTTCGCCATGCCCCCGAAGGAGATGCTCGGCGAGGCCATGTTCGCCCTCAGCAAACTCGACCCGGCGACCTACGGACGCGCCATCAGCGTCATCTCGACCGATTGGCAGAACCGCCGCGACTGATTTATGGCATCCCGTAAGAAAGTCCCCACCGTCAGCCTGCGTCCCAAGCAGCCGAAGGCGTTGCCCACGGCCCCGAAGCCCCAGGCTTCCTACGGCGATTGGCAGAGCATCGGCGTGACGCGTGCCCGCCGTGCGTCCTACGGAGCCGAACCGCGCGACCTCCGCCGCGACCTGACGCCCTACGACCGCCTGACGATGATGCGCAAGTGCCGCTGGGCGGAGCGTAACTCGGGACTGTTCAAACAGATCCTCGCGGACATGTGCCTTTACACGGTGGGCGACGGCATCAAGCCCCAGAGCCACGCGTCGACCCCTGAGATGCAGCAGACCTACGAGGCTTACTTCGCCGAGAAGGCCAAGCGCATCGACATCACCAACCGCTTCAGTTTCTATCAAGCTCAGTCCATCCTCCTTCGCGGCATGATCCGCGACGGTGACTCTTTCGCCGCCAAGGTCCGCAACGGCGCCGGCGAAGCCAAAATCCAGCTGATGGAAGCCCACCGCGTCGGCGACCCGCTTGAAGGCAAGGTTCCCGAAGGCATGCACGACGGCATCCAGTTCGGTCCGTACGGCGAATACATCGCCGTGAACGTCTACCGCTCGGACGGCTCGTCCCGCCAAATCTTGGCCCAGTCCATGATGATGATCGTGGACCAGGAGTACGCATCCGGAGCCCGCGGCGTCCCCCTGCTCCAGCACTCCATCAACTCAATTCAGGACGAGATGGAAATACTCGCCCTCGAGAAGCAGGCCGTGAAGGACAACGGCGACATCACCCGCATCATCAAGAAGACGGGCGGAGTCCTTGACGAAGATATGGCGGCGGAAATCGGTTCCACCGCGAACGGCTCTTACGCCAACATCGCCAACACGATGGGCGGAAAACTCATCGCCCTCGAACCCGGCGAGGACATGACGTCCTTCCAGAGCAATCGCCCCAATGCCACCTTCACGGGCTTCCTTGCTGCGCTGGAGCGTGACATCTCGCAGGGCGTCCTGCCTTACGAGTTCGTCGGCGACTCCTCCAAACTGGGCGGCGCCACTGTCCGCCTCGTGACCGCCAAGGCTGGTCGCGTCTTCTCCAAGTACCAACAGGTCATCATCGAGCAATTCTGCGTCCCGACGTGGGGCTATATCATCGGTCAGGCCATCGCCTCAGGCGAACTACCTGACGACCCGCAATGGAACCAAGTCTCCTGGACGACCCCGAAGAGCGTGACCGTCGACGCAGGCCGAGAAGCCGCTAACGACCGGGCGGACGTTGAGATGGGCCTCCTCTCGATGTCGGAACTCTACGCCCAGCGCGGTCTCGACTTCCGTACCGAGATGCAGAAGCGGGCCTCCGACATGGTCCATATCCAGAACCTCGCGAAGCAGTACGGCATTCCGTTCGAACTGCTCTTCCGTCCGTCAAACACTCCTGTCGGCACCGTCGAGTCCGTAGATCAGGCCGAACCTGCTCCCGACGCAAACCTTTCCGAATAACATGAAGTTCCTCACCAATGGCCTGTCAGGCCGCGAGCCTCTCCTCATCGACCCGACCAAGGCCAAGGACCACGCCGTCCTGGCTGAGAAGTTCGGCTTCACTGACATGATTTCCCAGCTCTTCGGCGCGGCTCCCCAGCCTTACGTCGTCGACGGCATCGGAGTCATCCCGGTCGTCGGAGTCATCGGCAAAGGTCTTTCGCCCCTCGAGAAGATGATGGGCGCCGTGGATGTTAACGACATCGCCGACGCCGTGGATGCGTTCGCCGCCTCGCCTGAAGTCAACAGCATCGCCCTGCAAATCTCTTCCCCTGGAGGCACCGTCACGGGTGTCGAGGAACTCGCCAATAAAGTCCGCAACCTCAAGAAGCCCACCATGGCTTACACGGACTCCGAGATGGCCTCCGCCGCTTATTGGATCGGTTCGGCTGCTGACCGACTCGTCGCCAGCCCGTCATCCACCATCGGTTCCATCGGAGTCTACCTCGCCATCCCTGACTACTCAAAGGCCGCCGAAATGGCTGGCA